AACCACAAATTAAACAACCCACGGTCGGTGAACCACTTAAATATGACGCTACACAGGGATCAATTGTAAATGCAAACACAGATCAAAAAGCAGACCAAAATCAAATTTTAGAATATATAAAAGATAACCCATTAAAAGTTACAGCGGGAACATCTTTAGGTTTTGCTGCACAAGAAGTACCAGGAGCTTACAAAGCTGCAAGAGATTTAGGTAGAGGTAGAGTTAGATCTGCACTTGGAATTAGTGGTGCGTTAAGACCGGTGCTTACAACTTTTGGAACACCATTACTTACAGGTTTATACGAAGGAGCTATTGGTTCTAAAAGATTAGAAGAAGGTGAAACGATGACAGACATTCTAACTGATCCATTTGGACCTGCATTAGGTGTTTCATTAATGGAACCATTATCAAAACTTTCTGGAGTTGTAAAAGATGCACCTAAACGAACAATGTTAGAAGGTGCAAAAAATTATTTTAACTTAAGCAATGTAGGTGCAGCAAGACCAGGAATTACAGGACAGATTTTAAGAATGGGTATGAGTCCAAGAATGATTGCAGGAGCATCTAGATTTTTAGGATTACCAGGACTAGCACTAGGATTAGGTATGGCAGGATACGACGCTTATAAAAACTATCAAAACCAAGAAGGTATGATATATAACTTATTTAACAAAGATGAATAGACGAAGTTTTATAAAAGGATTGATTGCTTTAGCAAGTGCACCCGCTATTGGTAAATACGTAAACGTATTTAAAACTGAAGGTGCGCGTGAAGGTATTGAGCAAGTTGCAAGTCAAGGTGTAGATTTTTTTAACTCTGTAATTAAGAAAGTTATGGACGAAGGAACTTTAGTTAATGAGTCAGATAGAATTCAAACTTTTAAACACCCAGATAGACCAGACATTACAGTTGATGTAGATGTAGGTAGTGGAAGCAGTTCTGTATACTTTGATACAGACCAAGGTACAAAAGCTGGAGCAGAACTTGTAAAAGATATAGAGGTCGGTCCAGGATATACAGAACTTCTTGAAAATGAAGAAGTTTACAAAATGGGTGGAGATGAATATTACAAAGATGTACAAGAAGAAATTACAGGTGGTATTACAAACCTTGAAAAGTTTTTAAAAGGTAAAAAAGGTTTTGCAGCAGGTGGTAGAGTTGGAATGTTTAGAGGTGGTGTACCAAAAGGTCTACAAGCAGCACTGCAACTTATTAAAAGTAAATTTGGCGATGATGCAATTACAACTGCTGACAAAGTAGAAAGCAAATCAAAAGTATTTGACGACTTTGAAGCAAGAAATCCAAATCCAAACAAACAAATGACGGATGAAGAAATAAGAGAGTTTGCAGACGAATTTGGTTTAGATCCTTCAGAGGACTATTATAACTGGGATGGTACACTTGCTGATGCAAGAAGACTATTAAAAGAATCAGAAGATGAAACAAAATATATGTATCAACAATACAAAGCAGGGAGATTAGATCCAAAGCCTGGAGAAAAAGGCAGAGAAAAATTTTTAGAAAAAAAACTTGAGGAAGCAGAACTTTCAGGAGAATCAAAACTAATAACTCGTGATGAAGTACAAGAGTTAGAGGATTTAAGAATAGCAAGAGAAATGGCACCTCAAATGACAGAACGATTAGAGTTAAAAGCTCGATATCCAGGAATAACAGACGATTTATTAGATAGTATTTTAATAGATAACAATCCACAAAGAAAAGCAGAAGTATTAGCAACATTAGATGAAGCTTTTGCAATGATGAGAAAAGGTAAAGGACCAGATGAAGTTTTAAGAATAATTAAGGATATGAACAGAACTAAACAAGCCGATGGTGGTTCTATCGACGGAGATGTAAGTTTGACAGTAATCAAAATACCTGATATTAGCGAGTCAGGTGTTGAATCATTATTTAAAAGAAGGTAGAATAGCCAAATGGCCACTATAGATAAACCATTACCAAATGTAAACGAAGACAATACTCAAGAAGAGATTGTTGAGATTGAAAACAAAAAAGCAGCAGAAGTTATTGATACTCCAACAGGACCTGTTGAAGTAGAGATGGACGAGATGGGTGGAGCAGAAGTTTCTTTTGATCCAACTAATGTAAACATAGATCCTTCTCAAGATCATTTTGCAAACCTTGCAGAAACTTTAGAAGATAACGTTTTAGATCCACTAGGCAATAAAATGATCGAACAATACAACGAGTACAAAGAATCTCGTAGTGATTGGGAAGACACTTACAGAAATGGTTTAGAACTTTTAGGTTTTAAATACGAAAGAAGAACAGAACCATTCAGAGGTGCATCAGGTGTTAATCACCCTGTACTTGCTGAATCAGTTACACAGTTTCAAGCGCAAGCTTACAAAGAATTGCTTCCTTCTGACGGACCAGTACGAACTCAAATTTTGGGTGATGTAAATATTCCAAAAGAAGAACAAGCAAAACGGGTAAAAGATTTTATGAACTATCAAATTATGGATCAGATGAAAGAATATGAGCCAGAGTTTGATCAAATGCTTTTTTACCTCCCTCTTTCCGGATCTACCTTTAAGAAAGTCTACTACGACGATCTTTTAGGTAGGGCGGTATCAAAATTTGTACCAGCCGATGATTTGATTGTACCTTACTCTGCAAACTCTTTAGAAGATGCAGAAGCAATTATTCACGTAATTAAAATTTCAGAAAACGAATTAAGAAAACAACAAGTTAATGGTTTTTATAGAGACATAGAATTAGGTGAACCACCTGTTACAGAAAATCAATTAGAAGATAAAAAATTAGAGCTTGAAGGAATTCAAAAAGATGGCCAAGAAGATCAATACACTTTGTATGAAATACATACTAATTTAGATTTAGAAGGTTACGAAGATGTTGGAGAAGATGGTGAGCCTACTGGAATTAAACTTCCATATGTTATTACTGTTGCACAAGCTAACAGTAAAGTTTTATCAATAAGAAGAAATTACAAAGCAGAAGACCCTAGAAAAAATAAAATAAATTACTTTGTACAATTTAAATTTTTACCTGGCACAGGATTTTATGGTTTTGGTTTAATTCATATGATTGGTGGTTTAACTAGAACTGCAACAGCAGCGTTAAGACAATTGTTGGACGCAGGAACTTTAGCAAACTTACCAGCAGGATTTAAGTCACGTGGTATTAGAGTTAGAGATGATGCACAACCATTACAACCTGGTGAGTTTAGAGATGTAGATGCACCTGGTGGAAATATTAAAGATCAGTTTATGACTTTACCTTTCAAAGGACCTGATGCAACACTATTACAATTAATGGGTGTTGTAGTTTCTGCAGGTCAAAGATTTGCAGCAATATCTGATATGCAAGTTGGTGATATGAATCAACAAGCTGCAGTTGGAACTACAGTTGCACTATTAGAACGTGGCTCTAGAGTTATGTCTGCGATTCACAAAAGATTATACGTAGGTTTAAAAGAAGAATTTAAATTATTAGCAGAAGTATTTAAAACATACTTACCACCGGTTTATCCTTACGATGTTCCTGGTGCAAGACGAGAAATTAAAGTACAAGACTTTGATGATAGAATAGATATATTACCTGTAGCAGATCCAAACATCTTCTCACAGACGCAAAGAATATCTATTGCACAAAGTCAATTACAACTAGCGCAATCAAATCCTCAAATGCATAATATGTACCAAGCGTACAGATCTATGTACGATGCGCTGGGTGTGAAAAATGTTAATGCAATCTTACCTCCACCGGCACAACCAATGCCGATGGACCCTGCATTAGAACATATTTTAGCAATGTCACAAAAACCATTTCAAGCTTTCCCTGGTCAAGACCACAAAGCTCACATTGATGCACACTTAAACTTTATGAGATTAAATATGGTACAAAATAATCCTATAGTTATGGCTGCAATGCAAAAAAATATACTTGAACACATAAGTTTAATGGCACAAGAACAAGTTCAAATAGAATTTGTAGAAGAATTACAAGAATTACAAATGATTCAAGCACAAATGCAACAAATGGGAGCACAAAATCCTGCGATGGCACAAGGTATGATGCAAAATCCACAGATGATGCAGCAGCAACAACGAGTTCAACAGATAACAAACGCTATTGAAGCTAGAAAAGCGCAGTTAGTAGCTGAAATGCAAGAAGATTACGCTAAAGAAGAAGAAAAAATCACTGGTGAGTTCGCTGGAGACCCATTATTAAAGATTAAATCAAGAGAAGTTGACCTAAAAGCGATGGAAAACGCAAGAAAAGAAGAAGAAGGTCAAGAAAGAATCAATCTTGATAAGATGAAAGCGATGATGAACGATCAACAGCACGATGAAAAGCTAGAACAGAACGAAGAACTAGCAAATTTAAGAGCAGGCGTGTCATTAGCTAAACAACAAATGGCTGATGCTAGTAAACGTCACGATTTCGGTAGAAATTTTAAGAAAAACTAGATATAAATTACATTAAGGAGAAAACTATGATCAAAAAAGCAAAAGACCCTAAAGCTGTTCCAGAATTAGGCGTTGGTAAAGATGGATACAAAACAGGTGGCGTTACAATCCAAGCTACAGACCCTTTTGAAACTCAAACAGTAACTGTTAGAGGAACAAAAGCTATGAGAGCGGATAAAAAACCTGTTCAAGCTAAATGGTACTAGGTTATGTGGTTATCGGCAATTAAATTAGCCGTTTCTGCTGGTAGTAAAATTTATGCTAACAAGCAGAAGGCAAAGGTCGCGATGTCTGATGCTCAACTGTTGCACGCAGAACGACAAGCTCGAGGTGAGGAAGCTTACCAGGGTAAGTTGTTAGAGGCACGTCAAAACGATTACAAGGACGAATTCGTTCTCGTGATTTTGTCGGCGCCCATAATTGTGCTCGCTTGGGGGGTCTTCTCGGACGATCCGGGCGCTTTGGAAAAAGTAAAAACTTTCTTCGAACATTTCGCGGCACTCCCGACTTGGTTCAGTACCCTTTGGATCCTTGTCGTGGGATCAATTTTTGGTATAAAGGGAACACAAATATTTAAAAACGGAGGAAAAAAATAATGGCAAATCCAAGATACAACACTCAAGTTGCTCAACCAAGAGGTGGCGCTAGAGTAAAAAAAGCAGGTGGCGGAATGTCTACTGCTAGAAAAGATATGGCTTCAGGATACTACAAAGATGATATGGGTATGAAAGGTGGAGCTATGTACAAAAAAGGTGGTTCTGTTAAAAAGAAAAAACAGGGTTACAAAGATAGAAAAGATGAATCTATTGCAATGAGAATCAGAAAAAAAAGAACTAAAAAACAATTGAAAGATTCAAGAGATGAGTCTTATGGAAAATTTGGTTCTAAAGCTAAAAAATCTGGAAAGATAAATAAGTAATGAAAAAAAACTTAAAAAAAGTCCCAGCTGGTAAAAAAGGAAAAGGTTTAAAAAAACTTCCTAGAAAAATCAGAAATAAAATGGGATTTATGAAAAAAGGCGGAAGCGTTAAGTAATGGCTAAACTCTGTCCAGCAGGTAAAGCTGCAGCAAAGAAAAAGTTCAAGGTATACCCTTCAGCTTATGCAAACATTTGGGCATCCAAATATTGCAAAGGTAAAGTAGGTAGAACTAAAAAAGCTGACGGTGGTTCTGTAAATAAAATATCACAAGCTAGAAAAGCTGTATCAAGTTATTCACAAGGCGGTATTGCTAAAGGTTGTGGTGGTATTATGAAGGACAGAAGAAAAGTAACCAAAGTTGTTTAATGAGTGGTTTAAAAAAATGGTTGGACGAGAAATGGGTAGACATCGGGGCTCCGAAGAAGGACGGCAAGTATCAACCTTGTGGACGTCAAAAAGGGAGCAAGAGAAAATATCCGAAATGCGTACCACTTGCAAAAGCCACACGAATGACAAAGTCGCAAAAGGCGAGTGCTGTCAAACGAAAGAGAGCTGCAGGGAATACAGGTCCTAAACCGACTAACGTTGCAACATTTGCAAAACGTAAAAAAATGAGTATGGGAGGCATAGTATGAGAAAACAAGACAATATGCCTGCTAGAAATAAAAAAAACTTTAGACCTACAAAGTCTGGAGCAGGTATGACACGAGCCGGTGTCGCTGCCTATAGAAGAAAAAATCCCGGTTCAAAATTAAAAACAGCTGTGACTGGTAAAGTTAAAAAAGGGTCCGCTGCCGCTAAAAGGCGAAAATCATACTGCGCAAGAAGTGCAGGTCAAATGAAAAAATTTCCTAAAGCTGCGGCCAATCCAAATTCGAGACTTCGACAGGCACGTAGAAGATGGAAATGCTAGATCGATTTATTTATAACTGTTTTGCTAAACTTGATGATGCGGTTTCTTTCGTAGAAACTTACGTTATTAAAATTACAGAGTGGTGCTGGCATACAAGAGTTAAACTTTTAAAAAAGAAAAGGAAGAAGAGATGAGACAAGCAATATTAGATGCCCTGGAGGATAGATATAATGCACAAATTTCTGAAGCAGATGCAACTCTTAAAATTTATTTAGAGCACAGTGTTGGTATTGGAGAACATCCACAACATATTGATGAAGTAGATAAGTTAATTGAAAAGATCGCAGCTGCAGAAGAAAAACTAAAAACATTACAGGAGTTTAAATTATAATGGATGATTTAATAATAATAGATAAACTTAAGAAAAGAATAAATGCTACTGTTCAACAAATAGGAGACTCGATGATGACAGGCGGGGTTGACAGTATGGAGAAATATAAGTATATGCTAGGACAAGCACACGCTTACCAATTAACATTACAGGAAATCTCTAACCTGCTAGAACCAAAGGAGCAAAAAAATGAGCAAGGAAACGTTATCGACATCGGACAAGGAAGTTCCAAAAATTAAATTAGGTCTTCAAGACAAATACGAAGCAGAAAAAAAAGAAGAACCTCACGCAATAAGATTAGACGAAAACAATATTAAAGATGTAGCAGACCAGTTACCAGAACCGGTCGGATACAGACTTTTAGTTTTACCTTTTACACCAAAAGAAAAAACTAAAGGTGGAATTTTATTCTCTCAAGAACAATTAGACAAAGCTAGAATCGCAACTACTTGTGGTTATGTTTTAAAAATGGGAGATCTTGCATATGCGGATAAAGAAAAATTTAATAAACCGTGGTGCAAAGTAGGAGATTGGGTAATGTTTGCTAGATATGCTGGCGCACGTTTACCGATTGAAGGTGGAGAAGTGCGAATACTAAACGATGATGAAGTGTTAGGGACCATAGGTGATCCTGAATCAGTTCTTCATTATATTTAACATAGGAAGGAAACTATGCCAACAGAAAACGAAAAAACAGAAAATCTAATTGATGTAGGTGAAGAACAAGGAGCCGAAATTAATTTAGATGACAAAGGTGAACCAGAAAAAGTTGAAGCACCTGCAGAAGAAAAAATAGAAGTTGAAGAAGTATCTGAAGTTGACAAAACTTATGAAAACGAAAGAGAAACTAAACTTGAAAAAAAAGAAGAAAAGGACGAGTTAAAAGAATACAGCGAAGGCGTTCAAAAACGTATTGCTAAACTTACTCGTAAAATGAGAGAAGCAGAAAGACAAAGAGAAGAAGCTGTAGCTTATGCTCAATCTATCAAAAGTAAGAACGATGAAATGGAAGGACGTATTTCTAAAATGGATAGTTCTTATGTTTCTGAATTTGAAACTAGAGTTAAAACAGGTTTAGCAGCAGCAAAACTAGCACTTAAAAATGCTATTGAGTCTCAAGACGTTGAAGCACAAATTGCAGCACAACAGCAATTAGCCGCTTTAACTATGGACGAAGCTAGAGTTAATTCTATTAAAGTTGCAAATGAAAACAAACCAAAAGCTCAAGAAAGAGAAGTAAACATTACTCCTCAACAAAGGGCACCACAACAACAAAGTGATCCTAGAGCTGAAGAATGGGCTTCTAGAAATACTTGGTTTGGTAATGATTCTGCAATGACTTATACTGCCTTTGACATACATAAAACATTGGTAGAAAAGGAAGGATTCGACCCTCAATCAAATGAATATTATACGGAAGTAGATAGAAGAATAAGACTTGAATTTCCGCATAAATTTGATAAGGTAGAAGATACTACTACAGAAAGAGCAAAACCTGCTCAAAATGTAGCTTCGGCTAGACGTTCGGCCTCTACAAGTAAAGGACGCAAAACTGTGAAACTCTCGCCATCACAAGTAGCAATTGCTAAAAGATTAGGCGTGCCGCTAGAAGCTTATGCAAAACAATTAAAAATCACGGAAGGAGCATAAAATGGAAAATGAAAAAATAAAAACTTCTCGTGCGAGTCAAACTAGAGACAAAATAGAAGTCAAAAAAGTTTGGACTCCACCCAACTCACTTGATGCACCCCCAGCGCCAACTGGATATAGACATCAATGGATACGTGCCGAGATACTCGGGACATCAGATGCAAAAAATGTTGCATCTTCTTTGAGAGAAGGATGGGAGTTAGTGAGAGCTGACGAATATCCTGACACAATATATCCAGAGATGACTGAAGGCAGATACGCAGGGATAATTGGAGTGGGCGGCCTATTGCTGGCTAGGATACCAGAGGAGATTGCGCTTCAAATCGATGCTTATTATAAAAAGCAAAACGATGCAAAAGAAGAAGCAGTAGAGAACAATCTTATGAAGGAACAGCACCCTAGTATGAAATTCCATAAGGAATCTAATACTCGTGTAACTTTTGGTGGTACAAAGAAAAGTTAATCTTTTAACTATTCCTACCCAACAAAATAAATTAAACCCGTACTGGAGGCCCCTCGGGGCAGGTACATAATAAGGAAACAAATACTATGGCAAATGCAAGTACAGTAGGTTTTGGGTTAAGAACTTCAGCAACTGTTGGAAATACTCCAGCAACTTCTGGACAGTCTAACTACAAAATCAAATCAGGCCTAGGTGTTGGTATCTTCAAAAATAACCCAGTGTCTATCCAGGATGCTTCTGGCGATCAAGGTTATTTACAAGATGCAAGTTTCGCAACAACTGATGACACAGGATCAGGTGGAGCAGCGTTCGATAATACTGGACACGCTCCTCTAATTGGTGTGTTTAATGGAGCTTTCTACATTGATAGTTCTACAAGCAAACCAACTTTTGCTAATTCAGTTGCAGCAAGCACAACATTTGGAACTGACTATAACACAGGTAGCAACGACGGAATAGGTTTTGTAAATGACAACCCGCAACAAGAATATGTTATTAAAGCGGACGCGGCAGTTACTCAAGCTATGATCGGAGATGCTGGCTATAACACAAACAGCTTTACAGCAAGTGATGCTAAAGACGGTCAATCAACTGTTACTTTAGACATTGGTGGCGGAGCAGCAACAACTCATATGTTTAAACTTGTGAGATCAGCTGACGATCCAGACAACAATGATCTAACAGCAGTAGGTGCGAACGTTGTAGTATCGATTGCACAAGCTAGTAACTTGTATAACTAATCGAATAGGAGATAAATAACTATGGCAATATCAAGAGCACAACTAGTTAAAGAACTAGAGCCAGGTTTGAACGCTTTGTTCGGTCTGGAATACAAACAATACGGCGAGCAGTGGACTGAAATTTTCGACACTGAATCATCAGACAGAGCTTTCGAAGAGGAAGTAATGTTAGCTGGTTTCGCAAACGCGGCAGTTAAACCTGAAGGTCAAGGGGTTGGCTACGACGATGCACAAGAAACTTTCACAGCTCGTTATACTAACGAAACGATCGCTTTAGCGTTCGCAATCACTGAAGAAGCGATTGAGGACAACTTGTATGATAGACTTGCGTCTAGATATACAAAAGCTTTAGCAAGATCTATGGCGTCTACAAAAAACATTAAAGGCGCAGCGGTTTTAAATAACGCGTTTGACAACAACTTTGTTGGCGGTGATGGAGTAGAACTTTGTTCTGATGCTCACCCTACATTAGCTGGTACTTTTTCAAACGAGTTAGCAGTAGCTGCTGAACTTAATGAAACATCTTTAGAGCAGTCTTTAATCGACATTGCTGCACTAACTGATGAAAGAGGCCTAAAAATTGCGGCGCAAGGAGTTAAATTAATAATTCCTTCAGCTCTTCAATTTACTGCTGACAGACTTATGAATTCTGCAGGCAGAACTGGTACAGCTGACAATGACATTAACGCAATCAGAAATATGGGAATGATCTCTGGTGGATATGTAGTAAACAACTACTTAACTGCTGCGAAGAAATTCTTCATCAAAACTGATGTGCCTAATGGTCTTAAACATTTCAGCAGATCACCTATCAAAACTTCAATGGAAGGTGACTTTGATACTGGAAACGTTAGATACAAAGCGAGAGAAAGATATGTTTTTGGATTCTCTGATCCAAGAGGTATCTTTGGTTCAAACGCAACGTAATCAATAAAATTTAGGGGCCGAACACAATTCGGCCCCTTTTTTAATATAGGGTGAGAAAATGACTAAATTCCTCATAAATATTTGGGCTTATGACCATCACGCAAGATTTGAAATAGAATCTCCTGCGGATACTACAGAATCTATAGAAAATTCAATAGTTGACAAACTAGGAGATAACAGTATAAAATGGGAATATCTTGGAAACAGTTATGATTCCAAGACAAATAGAATAACTTTTGAGGAGGTTATCGATGCAAAAACATCTGGAAGACCTTTACAAACAAAAAAGGTCCTTGGAGTTGAACTGGGAACAGGAGCATCTTAACGAGGGTAGATATACTCTCAATATGGTCAAAATAGATCATAAGGTAAGAGAAGTTATTAACCATATTAAAATGGCTGAAGCACAAAAAGCTCATTTAGATAATAAGGTTAATGAAACGGTTCCCCAAGTTTCTGTAGCTACTTAATAAAAAGCTACATCGTTGAAAAATCATTTCACATTACAGGCTCTCTTGCGCTCTACTAAAAACTAGTATATATTCTAACCACTATACATTAAATAAACGATGAATACTGACGCGTATAGTCGACAACCCTAGAGGACAGTATTCAGATATTCTAGGAGGAATATAAAATGGCAACAACTACATTTTCGGGACCGATTAAAGCGGGAACGATTTCAAATACAACTGGTTCAACTGTTGGTGATAACATAGCAAACACAGGTTTTGTGTTAATGGCTCAATCAGCTAACATTGTTTTTGGTGCAAATGGTTCAACAACAACTATTGCAACTTTACCAGCGAACAGCCAAATCTTTCAAATTACTTTAGATGTTACAACTGCTTTTAATGCAGGTACAACTAACACTATTGATTTTGGTGATGGTTCAACAGCAGATCAATTTGCTGATGCATTAGCAGCTGGGGCTCAAGCAAGAGTTCTTGCTACTTCAGATGTTTCTCAAATTGGAAACTTAATTGATGTAGGTACTTCAGACGTTCAAGTCGTAGCAACTTACAATCAAACTGGAACTGCAGCAACAGCTGGTGCAGCTACAGCTACTGTATTGTATTTACAAAACAGAAACTTAAGTTAATAATTAATTGAGTGTGGGCTTCGGCCCACACAAAATTTAACAGGAGAAACAAATGGCATCATACTCAAGTGATCAACAGGTAGCCCACGCAACAGCAGACGCACAAATGGTTCCTTTAGGACAAAGAGCTAGAATAACAGGAATTCAAGCGGAAGGTGCAGCGAGTTCTAGTATAATTTTTAAATCTGGCGGAGCAGCTGGAACTGTAATAGCTACATTTAAATTTGGAACTGAAGGAATAGATTTTTATGTTCCTGGTTCTGGAATTTTATTTGACGACGGAATTTATTTAGATTTAACTGCAACACCTGGTGTTACTATAACATTTACGTAGGATTAAATTGTGGCTACAATAACTTACACAGTAACCGTAGCAACGGGAACTAATCAATACGGTACCGGTAATAAATTTTATATTAACGGAGAGGCTAATGTTGTCTTGTATTTACAAGAAGGCAATACTTATATCTTCGACCAATCAGATAGTACAAACTTAACTCATCAATTAGCTTTTTCAACTACTGCTAATGGTACACACGCAACACCAGCAGGTGTTGCTTACACTACAGGCGTAACTACAACTGGAGTTCCTGGAAATGCTGGGGCTAAAGTAACTATTAATGTTGCACCCGTTAGAACTACAGGCGCTCCACTATTATTTTATTATTGTACTGCTCACAGTGGTATGGGTAATACTGCACAAACTATTTCACCTACTTCAGAAACTACAGAATTCAATCCACAAATAGATGATATTATAGAAGAAGCATTTGAGCGAACAGGTATGAATGGAACTAGAACAGGTTATCAATTAAGATCTGCAAGACGTTCTTTAAATATTATGTTTCAAGAATGGGGTAATAGAGGTGTTCATTTATGGAAAGTAAAACTAGCTAAAGTACCCCTAGTCGAAGGACAAGCAGAATACAATTATGCATCTGATTCAGAAAATTTTCCTGATGATATAGATACAGTTTTAGAAGCATATTATAGAAATAATTCTACTACAACTGCACCAGTAGATGTAGCACTTACAAAAATTGATAGATCAACATATTCACAAACACCAAACAAATTAGCTAAAGGTACACCCTCACAATATTATGTAGAGAGAAAATTAAATCCAAGCGTATTTTTATATACGACACCAAGTTCAAGTGTATCAAGCACAACTACACCAAGTAGTTTTCAATTTTGTTTTTATTATTTATCTAAAATTCAAGATGTTGGAGATTATAACAATACATCAGATGTAGTAAATAGATTCTATCCTTGTATGATGTCTGGATTAGCTTATTACTTAAGTTTAAAATATTCACCAGACAGAAGTCAAGAATTGGAAAGAAGATATGAAAGTGAATTGTTAAGAGCACTTGATGCAGACAATCAAGGTACATCTACTTTCATTTCACCACAAACATTTTATGGAGATGGAGTATAATGGGTAAGTATGCATCAGGTAAACACGCATTAGCAATTTCTGATAGATCAGGTATGGCATTTCCTTATGATGAAATGGTAAGAGAATGGAATGGATTTTTAGTTCACACTTCAGAGTATGAACCAAAGCAACCACAACTAGAACCAAAACCAGTTGGATCAGATGCACAAGCTTTATATAATCCAAGACCACAACCAGCGTCTAAAACAAGTTTAATACTTTTAGGTAACAATCCATTTACATCTATTATTTATGGTGGCACAACTTACGTAAATGTTTTTTCAGAAGATCATCAAAGATCTGCAGGTGATATTGTAAGATTTAGAGGACCTCCTGTTGTAACTTCTGCAGGACCCGGTGGTGCAGATGAAGCAGATTTAAAAAATTTACAATCGTTTGGAAACATTCCTACATTTGACAATGTAAGTGATTTAAATAATGCAAATGGTTTTACTATTGCATTAGGTCAAATAGATTCAGCAGGTAATGTTACAGGAGCTACAACAACAGATTCTTTAACAACTCCAATAAATTATTTTTACATAACTAGTACTAGTAATGCTACATCAGGTAATATACAAGGTGGTGGAGCAAACTGTTCAGCAGGACCAGTAACACTTGAGGTAATAAACGGATAATGGCATACACTTTAGACAATTTAAGAACTGATATTAGAAACTATACAGAAGTTAGTAGCACAGTTTTATCTGATTCTGTTTTATCAACAATGATAAAAAATGCAGAAAACAAAATT